GTAGCCGGTGGCGTAGCTGGCGCGGGCCATGGAGCCGTGCAGCAGCGAGCCGCGGATCGGGATCACCGCCACGTTACCGAGCCGGGCGAAGGCCACGTCCGCGCTGGCCGTGCCGTAGCGGCGGTCGAGGTCGAAGGGGCCGGCCTGGGCGTCGGGGTCGGCGTACTGCTCGGCATGCTGAGCGTGGCCGCGCAGGCAGGTGGCCAGCCACGCCTCGCTGCCCGGCTGCAGCAGGGCCGGCTGGTTGGCGAAGCGGCCGATCATCGGGTGCGCCTGCAGCAGGGCGCCGGGGTCGAGCTGGTGCATGTCACTCCTCCGTGCCGGTGCTGGTGTCGCCGGCGATGTCGTTGGGGGCCTTGCCCGGGGTGGCGGCGTCGAGGGCCAACCCTTCGGCCTCGATCAGGCGCTGCTCGCGGCCCCGCTGGCGCAGCACGTCGCGGTAGTCTTCGCCCAGGCGCGCCACCTCCCGCTCGTGGGTGGAGAGGTTGTACTTGATCCTCAGCGCCGCGGCTTGCGTCTCCTTGAGCTCGTCGATCTGGCCGCGATGCGCGCCGATCCAGTCGCAGGCGGTGTAGGCGTCCATGTTCTGCCCCTCGTAGGGGTTGGGCGCGTCGGGCGAGAGGCTCTTGATCTCGCCGCGGTTGATCGCCTCCTCGAACCACAGCCGGAAGATCAGGCTGGCGAAGCGGTCGGCGACCATCTTCTTGCGCGCCTTCATGTGTTTCTCGGTCTCGGCCGCCGCCGCCCGGGCGGAGGAGTAGTTGGTGCTCGAGTAGTCCTTCGAGAGCTGCTCGTAGCTGACCCCCAGGCTCGCGGCGATATGGCGCAGCAGACTCTGCTCGAACGAGGTGCCGACCCCCTTGGGGTCGCCGGCCTGGTTGATCTTGAGCTTGGTGCCCGGGAACAGGTGCGGGATCCGCACGCCGTCGATGTTGAGCCCCTTGGCCCCGGCGGCGTACTCGGACAGCGCCGCCATCCAGGGGTTGAGGGCGTCGCGGAAGCCGGTGCCGCCGCCGAGCGCCGCATGCACCGCCTCCGGGGGCATCTCGCTCTCGATGCTCGCCGCGTAGGTGGCCGCCAGCACCGCCTGCTGCAGGGTCACGTCGCGGAACTTTCGGGTCATGCGCATCTCTTTCAGCGCGCCGACCATCTGGGTGATGCCGCGGTTCTGGCCGGGCATGCCCTGCTCGAGGATGTGCAGCACCTGCAGGCGCCCCCACGGCTTGCGCCACGGCACCCGGCGCCAGGTGTAGGCACCTTGGTCCCAGTATTCGCTGGGGTGGGCCTGGCGGATGTGCGCCGCCTGCGGGGCGCCCCAGCGGTCGAGCTCGATGCCCTGGCGCAGGCGCGGGCTGTCCGGGCTGCCGTCCGGGTTGGAGAGCCGGCTGGGGCTGATCATCTGGACGGCGGTGCGGTAGGGCCGGCGGGCCTCGCGGATCCACTCGGCGGTGGCCAGGGCCTCGCCGTGGGCCAGATGCACCGCCACCGCCAACCGGGTCAGCCCGGTGAGGGTGTTGCGGCGCTGGGCGTCGATCCAGCACTCCGGGCTCTCGGCGTAGAGGTTGAACTTGGACTCGACCTCCTCCTGGAACGCCTCGGCCCACGCCTCGGAGAGCCCCAGCACCTTGAAGTTGGGGCGCGCGTTGAGCCGGAAGTGGCTGCCCACGATGGAGTCGCGCAGGATGTCCGCGCCGTTGGCCAGGTAGGCGTCGTTGCGGATCGAGTCCTGGGCGCGGGCGTCGGCCGCGCGCTTGGCGCGGCCGATGGCCACGTCCGGGGCCAGGTCGGCCGGGTTCCAGGCCAGCAGCGACTGCTCGAGCTGTCGCGCGCCCTCGTAGCCGCCGTGGGCCTGCGGGGCAGGGGCCGGCTCGAACGCCAGGTCAAACCCGGCCAGCTCTTGTTGCGTCACGGCGGTCATAGCGGCGTCCTCAGAAATAGGGAATCAGCGGGCCCGCGGCCGAGCTGCCGAGCTGCCGTTTCAGGTCCTGGATGTAGGCGGCCAGACGGGTGGCGTTGATCGCGGTGAACTCCACGCGCTCGCCGTTCTGGTCGACCACCACCCGGGCCGACTGCCCGGTCATCAGCCGGTGGTACTGCATCTCGGCCTCGGCCAGTTTCTCGGTCAGGGTCATGCCAGCGCCTCCGCGAATTTCCTGAAATCGTAACCACCGCTGGTTGATACCTCAAACGGTTTGTTGTCGCCCTCCCCCGCCACCAGGTCGTTGTCGTCCCAGTCGGCGGCCCACCCCGGGGGGCTCTCCCAGTCCAGGTGCTCGGCGCGGATGAAGTGGCTGCGGCACAGCGCCAGGCAGTACACCAGCAGGTCCCACGCCTCGTTGCGCAGCTTGCGGGGGTTCTCCCAGCCCTTCTCGGTGCGCACCTCGGCGGTGAGCTCGGCGTAGTAGGTGTCGGGCAGCCAGTCGGGGAAGCGGATCATGCCGCCGAAGGGCTCCTCGCGGTCGAGCATGGTGTTGAGCTGGTCCTTGAGCAGGGTGCCGTTGAGCAGCAGCACGGGGATCTCGCCGCGGGCCCCGGCGTGACGGTCCTTGCGCTCGGAGTCCGGGTAGCTGAGCTGCACCCGCGGCGCCGACTTGCTGGAGGCGCCCTTGACCAGGATGAAGCGGTGATGCTCGCCGCGCGCCTTGAGGCTGCGATAGAACTCGTAGGCGCGGGTGGTCACGCCCACCACGCCGCCGGAGTCGCAGGCGGTCAGCTTGACCGACATGCGCCGGCCGCTGCCGTCCCCCAACGGGTAGGTGCGGTCCATCACCCGCTCCTTGATCAGCTCCCAGTCCTCGGGGTAGGCGCCCGGGGTGACCGGCCAGGGGTCGCCGTCATCGTCCGTGCGCTGCGACTTGCGGATGGCGAAGCGGTCCACCACGGTGACGTCGCCGCCCACCCCGATGCCGTGGACGCCCACCTCGAAGCGGTTTTTCTGCACGTCGACGCTGGCCAGTAGGAAGCGCACACCGGGCGGCACCTCCTTCTCGCCGATCTCCTCGGCGCGGGCCTTGAGCGTCTCGGGCAGGCGGTCGCTGTCCATGCCCTTCGGGGTGTAGGGCATGCCCTGGTCGGTGTTCACGGTGGTCTGCAGGGCGCCTTCGTCGCCGGTGCGCGTGAACTCCTCCTCGGCCTTGAGGTAGTTGACCACCAGGGTCTTCCAGTCGGCGAAGGCCGCCGCCACGCCCTTGAGCCAGAAGCTGGCGATGTCCGAGCGCACCGGCGTGCCGACCACCTGGCCGTGCTCGTCGAAGCGCTGGCCGGCGCGGAGCCAGACCCCGCGCTGGTTGAGCTCGGCCTTGCGGTCATGCGCGTGCAGCCCGCCGCAGTGGGGGCAGGCCATCTCGGCGCCCTCGGCCTGGGTCATCTGGTCGCCGGTGGTAGGCCAGGTGAGCAGCTCGAACTCCGGCTCGAACCAGCCGTTGCAGTGGTCGCAGGGCCAGTACCAGCGCCGGCGGTCGCCGCGGTTGTATAACGCCAGGATGCCGGTGGTGGGCGGCGCCTCGTGGGCCAGGGTTGGCATCCACTTGGGGTTGGTGACCACCCGGCCGGGGGAGGATTCGGCGACCGTCATGCCGTAGCGACCGAAGGTGGTGGCGCGCTTGCGGGCCAGGTCGAAGGGGCTGCCCTCGCCGTCCACGTCGTCGGTCATGCGGTCGTAGTCGGTCAGCCACAGCCGGCCGATGGGGCGCCCGGAGAGCTCCGAGATCGTCGGCCACGACTGGTTGAGGATCATGCCGTTGCGGTACTGCTTGTAATAGACCGAGTCCGACTCGCGCTTGGGCACCAGCCGGGCCTTGGCCTCCTTCGACTCCCGGTGCAGGCGGTCGACGCGTCGCCGGGAGAAGTCGCGGGCGGCCACCTGGGTGGGGTGGATCACCATCGAGTCCATGGGGTCGTAGACGACCGAGTGGTTGACCCAGTTGAGGATGACGTCGGTCTTGCCGCACTGGGCCGGGCCCACGAAGATCGCCGCGGTGAGCTCCAGGCTCTGCAGCACCTCCTGGACCTCGTTCATGTAGGGCGTCAGGTCGCGCGACCAGGGGCCGACCCACACCGCGGGGTTGTTGATCCGGCGGTGTTTCTCGGCGGCCTCGACGATGGAGAGCCGCTCCGGGGGCCGCACCCCCTCGGCGACCTGGGCCACCAGCTCCTCGATGGAACGGAAGGCGGTCACTCGGCGTTCCTCGGCAGGGATACCGAGGCCCCCTCGCCGGTGGCCTCCTCGCGGTATTTCTCCAGCAGCGAGCCGGTGCGGTTCTCCTCCTGGAGGCTGGTGAACGCCTCGAACACCGAGGAGAGCAGGCCGTCGCACTGGGCGTTGAAGAACTC